GATTTGACTGTTGAGGGTGACGTTGAGACAGACGGAAACGCATAGATAGAAGTTGAGAGTTTAACTAATGACACTAGTACCCCTCGACATCCCCGCTGGGTTTTACCGAAACGGAACAGATTTGGAGCAGTCTGGTCGGTGGCGTGACGGAAGCTTAGTGCGGTGGCGCGATAACAGCTTGCGCCCAATCGGCGGCTGGCAGGAGCGCAAGACATCGTTCTGCACAAATATCGTGCGCGGGATGCATACATGGGAAGCGAACAACGGCACTGCCTATGCGTCTGGAGGCTCATATAACGAATTAAAGGCAATGACAGGCGGCGGCACTATTTATGACATTGCCCCAACAGACCTAGCGACAGGCCGCGAAAATGCAGAGGTAGAAACAGGTTACGGATACGGGTTTTATGGTGACGGGTTTTATGGAACGCCTATACAGCAAAATGCAAACGCTGTGCCAGAAGAAGCTACCCAATGGAATTTAGATAATTGGGGCGAGTATTTGGTTGCTTGCAATAAGGATGACGGGCGTTTGTTGGAGTGGCAGTTAAACCCAGCGGTTAAGGCAGCGCCGATTGCAAATGCCCCTACGAACAACCTTGGCTTAGTCGTAACGGAAGAGCGTTTTATTTTTGCCTTGGGCAGTGGCAACAACCCGCGTAAGATTTCGTGGTGTGATCGTGAAAACAACACAGTCTGGACGCCAGCAGCTACAAACGAGGCTGGTGATATTGAGCTTGCCGACAGCGGCCAGATCATGCAGGGCGTTAGAACACGCGGCCAGACGCTTATCCTGACAGATACATCAGCCCACACAGCGCGATACCTTGGCCCGCCTTATGTGTATGGCTTTGAGCGCGTTGGCACATCATGTGGGGCAATATCCCGCAAAGCTGCATCTGACGTTGATATGGGCGTATTTTGGATGGGCCAGCGTGGTTTCTTTAGGTTTGACGGTAACAGCGTTCAAGAAATACCCTGCGATGTCTTTGACTATGTGTTTGGCGACTTTAACCCAGCGCAGCAATCTAAAGTCTGGTCATTCGCAAATGGTCAGTATGGTGAAGTTTGGTGGTTTTATTGTAGCGAAAATTCAACTGAAATAGACCGCTACGTTGCTTACGACTACAAAGAGGGCCATTGGTTAATTGGCAACCTGTCTCGCACTGCTGGCGTTCAGCGCGGTGTTTTCCGCTATCCATTTATGGCGGGTCACAACGCAGACAGCGACATCTATGAGCATGAGGTTGGGCTGAACGTAGATAGCTCATCAATCTTTGCAGAAAGCGGGCCAATATCTATTGGTGCTGGGGATCAGGTTGCGCGTGTTACTGAGCTTATTCCTGATGAAAAAACGCAAGGCGATGTCAACGTCACGTTTAAGACACGGCTTTATCCAAATGGCGCTGAAACAAGTCATGGGCCATTCACAACAGCAAACCCAACATCAGTAAGGTTTACTGGTCGGCAAGTTCGTATGCGGGTTGATGGTGCGATCCTGTCTGACTTTAGGGTTGGCAACATGCGAATTGATATGAAAGCTGGGGGCCGTAGGTAATGCCGGTTCCAGTACTACCCCCTATTGGCCCAGACTTGCGCCAGTGGGGGCGTCAGCTAACAATATACTTGCAGCAAAACCTAGCAAAGCTTGGGTTTAAAACAGCAGCGGATAACCCGTCCGAAAATGGCGTAATTTTATGGGATAATGTAAATGCATATCCTGTTGTAAGCAGAAATGATACTTTTGTTGAAATTGTTGTGAAGGTTGGTGTTCCAGCAACTAGCGTGGGTTCGGCGGGCGATAAAGCTGGCCTGATAAGCTGGGATACCAATTATATTTACGTCTGCAACGGCAGTTATGATGGGGCAACAGACATATGGACTAGGACATCTCATTTAGGGGGGTCTTGGTAGATGGATAAAGAGCTTGCAAGATGCCGCGATTGGATTGAGGCTGCGCTGGAATACTCAGGCGGCACGCATGATTTTATCGACGTTGCCGAGGGCATATACAAAGGCAGCATGCAGCTCTGGCCAACGCCGAGGGGGTGTATAGTCACTGAAATCGTGGTATATCCTAAGAAGAAGGTTTTAAACGTATTTCTTGGCGGCGGTGAATTGGGTCAGATTTTAGATATGCACGAAGATGTGGTAGCATGGGCAAAATCTCAAGGATGCTCTGCATTGACGATGACGGGCCGATTTGGCTGGAAAAAACCATTGAAGGCGCATGGATGGGTTCCATTGCACGCCTCATACTTGAAGGAGTTTGAATAATGGCAGGCGGCAAGGGCGGCACACAGACGTCACAAATTACAATACCAGATTACATTGAGGATGCGGCACGCCGCAACTTGGCTAAAGCAGAGGACATCAGCCAGATTGGCTATGTGCCTTATTACGGGCCAGACGTTGCAGCGTTCACGCCAATGCAAGAGGCATCATTCCAGCAAACTGCTGATGTGGCTTCTGCGTTTGGCCTTGCCGCGCCTACGGCACAAACGGATATTATGGGCGGCATGCCTACCCCCACCCAATACGCTGGCGGGGTCAGAGGCTATAGCGCAGCGCCAATGTACGAGCAGGCCGTGTCTGAGCTTGCCGCGCAGCGTCCAGCGCAAGCTGAATATCTGCAAAGCTTCTTCATTGATCCAATGACCGGCGAGACTATACGGGATTACGGCCAGCCAGCGGTGTCTCCCGTTGCGCCTATGGCATCACCTGTCGCGGGTGGCGGGGGAAGCTCTGATGGCCCTATATATACTGCGCCAACCGGCAACCCATATGCAGATGATTATTTTGGCGAAAGCATTGTGAACTTTGTGTCTGGTGGCGGCATACTCGGCGCGGCGAAAGATGCCGTTGCTGGCCTTAGCGATACCCCATCGCAGTCGGTGGCGAGAGGCTTGCGCCGTCAGGGAATTGAAGCAAGTGGTGGCGGCGGCGTCTACACTGGCGGGAATAGATAAAGGATAAGATAATGGCTGGACAAGGTGGAAAAGGCGGCGGTCAGGTAGCGCAGCCATTCAACGTAAACCAAGCGGCGGCTGGCGCATTGCAAGGCGCGCTTGGTGGCACGCAGGCAGCAATGACAGGCCCGCTGCAAGTTGGCGAGTTTATGAACCCATACACGCAGCAAGTAATTGATCGCACGCAGCAGGACATTGCTAGGCAGCAAGAGATGGCAATGAACCAGCTTGGCGCTCAAGCATCAGCAGCGCGTGCGTTTGGTGGGTCTCGCCAAGGTGTTGCTGAGGGTGTTGCCGCTGGAGAATACGGTCGTATGGCAGGCGATATTGCAGCTCAGCAACGTCAAACTGGATATACCACAGCAATGCAGCAGGCGATGGCTGATAGGCAAGCGCGCCTTGGCGCAGCATCGCAGCTTGGCGCATTGGGTCAGCAAGCATTTGGCACGGGTCAAGCAATCCAACAACAAACTGCCCAGCAAGGTTTATTGCAGCAAGGATTGCAGCAGGCGCTCATTGATGCAGCAAAAGGCCAATACGCTGGATACACAGGCGCACCGCAGGCAGCTCTTACCGCGCCGTTGGCTGCGCTTGGGGCTACGCCAACGCCGCAAACAACCACTGAATCACGTCAGCCCGGTCTGTTTGATTACATAAGGGGGGCGGCTTCAATGTACGCTGCAAGCCAAGGGATTTAAAGCATGGAAAACCAAGGTTTAAGCTTCACAGAGCAGGACTTTATCGGTCAGGAAAAGACAGACCGCCGCAAGAATATGGCTGGCGCGCTTGCTGGATGGTTAAACAGCATGTCGATCAATCCTGATCCAAACTTGCCGCAAGTCTTACAGGCAGCGCAATCAAGGCGCGCAGACAAGATCAAAGGCAACCGCACGGTAAACATGCTTGAGCAGGCTGGCCGGACTGATCTTGCCGACATGGTGAAGGCAGGAACGCTAGACCCAAAGCAAGCAGCAGCGCAGCTATTTGCAGAAGCTGGCGAGCGCCGTGCGTTTGAACGGCAGAAGGAATTGGCAGATTATAAGTTTGGTTTAGACCAAAAGCTTGCCGCGGCTAAGACCCCTGCTGCCCCCAAGCCCCTTACACAGCTTGCGAAGATAAAAGCCGACTTTGACGCTGGCCTGCTTAGCCAAGAAGATTACACGATTGCCGTTGAGACATTCGCCAGCAAAAACAAAATGGGAGTTAGGGTAGGCCCAGACGGAACGATGGAGTTTGTCCAAGGCGCTGACTTGCCAAAGCTAACAGAGGCTCAAAGTAAGGATATTAATTGGGCTGCTAGGATGACCGGAGCGTTGCAGGCATTTGAGCCTGTCGCGGATGTATTAACATCTCCTACAGATAAATTGTTTGGACTAGACCCAACTGGATTGGCAAGGTACGGCCAAAGCGGAGATTATCAAAAAGCAGAGGTGGCTGGGCTTGAGTTCTTAGCGCCATTACTGCGCAAGGACACTGGCGCTGCTGTTACGCCAAAAGAATGGGATTTCTATAGCCGAATCTACATACCGACAGTTGGGGACCAACCAGAAGCTTTATCCCAGAAAAGAGCTGCCAGAACACGCGCCCTTGAAGCATTGAAGTTAGGCATCGCGCCAGAATATGTCACTAGGGTTCAAGCTGCTGGCGGAGACCCCGTTCAGCAAGCTATTTTAGAAGGCGAAATCGAAGCACCAGCGGCGCAGCAGCAGCCAGCGGCGGGCAGCATGTCAGACGATGACCTGCTGAATAAATACAAGGACTGAGCGCAATGGCTACATATGAAGAATATATGAGTGCAGCTAGAAACGCTGATGCTGCTGGGGATCAGGCCGCAGCGCGCCAACTGGTTCAAGCTGCGATAAAGGCCCGTGGGGAGCAGGCCCCTCAAGACCAAATAGATACATTTGGGGAAAAAGCCGAAGATGTCGGCAGGGCCGCTGCCGCTGGCGCTGGGCGAGGGGTAATAGGAACACTTGAGCTTCCTGAGATGGCTGGCCGCGGG